CTTCGTTCCAGAAAGAAAGTTATATAAATAACATTCCGACATGGGATGAGGTCTCCAACGAACTACGAGGGATTTTGAGTGGAGACATTATTGTCTCTTCCTCGAATCCTTTACTTCCATAACTGCAACCAGTACAATCAGAGAAGAAAGGAGCCAAAATGGGCAACCTTGATATGAAGTGGATTAAGGAGCAGCTGCAGGCTGCTCGTGTGAGAAAGCCTGTAGGCGACGCAACCATAAAGCTCATCGAAGTTTTTGACGAAATGGAACTGACAGATGAGCACCGTGAAAAAGCAATCGAGATGTTCTCTAAGCTGGCCCTAGGTCACGCTTTTGTAAAGGATAAGAAAGGCGAAGTCTGGATTCCAGCACGCCCGGGAGATATCCGAGTCTCGGAGATTGTTCGTGTTAGAGCAGACGCTTTCTCAGGAGACATAGGGACTCTCCACAACGGACGCCAAGGCGTAGTTGTGGGTGTTCGCTACGGTGATGTCATCATCAAGAGCAACGACGGAAAAACTCCTACTCTTGATGGAGCGCACTACCCGCCTGACAAACTGGAGAAACTGGTCTCAGCATGACCACAACAGCCACGCTGAAGTTTGTAGTTGAGGGTGACAGCTATCAAGAACTGAAAGAGCGTGCTGATGCAGCCATCTCAAAGTTTCTTGAAATCTCTGACGAGTTTGACTTTGAAGATGATGACGAAGAGTACGAAGAAAACCCTCCAGCACACAAAATTGATTACGAGCTTGTTGTGTCTGAAAGCTCCGATATCTCTAGCGACCACCAGTACACAGCCGAAGTAATAGCAAGGATAAAAGATGTCAGACGATGACAAAACGACACCAGCACCAGAACCCGTTCTCCCCCGTGTCGAGGCTCTCAGAGAAGCGGCACGGATTATCGCAGGGGATAGAGATGTTCAGTACGGCGGACCAGAAGAGAATCTGACAAGGATTGCAAAAATCTGGTCCGTTCTTTTTGAGCGGGAAATAACAGCCGAAGAAGTTGCCATGGCGATGGTCGGTGTGAAACTTGCTCGATTTGTTTCTAAGTCAGGGTTCCAACCAGACACTTGGGTTGACATTGCCGGTTATGCCGGTTGCGGTTATGAAGTAGGGAAGCTAGCGACAGGAGAATAACTTCGTAATGAGGAAGATGCCATGGGAATTCGATGAGGCTAAGTGTCGAGAAGTCGGAGTTGAAATCTTCTTCAACAAAGACGCAGACGACCCCGAAAGGGTTGGCTTCCCCTCAGACCACTACCGACAAGCGAAGAAAATCTGCAACACCTGCGTCCATCAAAATGATTGCGCACTGTGGGGAATAGAAAACGAACTCCACGGTATGTGGGGAGGGCTGACCCCTAGGGAGCGCAGAACAATGCGTGGAAAAAGCAAAATAAACATTCCTAAGACAATCCCATACTCGCCAAACAGGTAGAATATAAGCATGAGCGCAGAACGGGTTATGGCACCACTGCCAACATGTGAAGCGTGTTGGCTTAAAGACCATACTCAGTGGGAACCCGAAAGCTGCGACGATGATGGGAACATTCTCATGCGTCTAAAGGGTGTAGACATCCCTCAGAAGTACAACACCCAGACCGTAGAAGTTTGCTCTCAGTGCGGGAAAATCACTATCTCTGGGATTTACGAACTTCGTGACCCAGAAGCAGACTCTTTCACCAATCAAAAAATTTCTACAATGAGCCGAAACACAGAGGCCCACTTCGACTTAGAAGAGTCAGAAGAAGAGTAGGCAAGTGAAAGACGTTCGTCTGGGAGAGTCCCTTTGGTCCCACTGGGAGGGCGAGGGCTACTTCTCGGAGAACCATTCAGACCTCGTGTACGTCACCCACGACCACGTTGAATCCGACAACGAAATCGTGCTTAGAGCCCTAGCCTCGACTCTCCAGAGAGACGGTGTAGTGGACTCGCTGGGAGACGGTTTTAAAGCCCTAGAAGGGGCTCTGTGGGACTTTGGATACTCAGGGTATGTAGATGGAGACACCCAACTTTTCGCCTGCGATGAAGATGGCGAAACCGAGTATGGCGACTATGTAGACCAATCTCTACCAACCACTTGGGTGGAAATTATACAAAACTAGTCCAATATCCCGGATTTATCTCGTCTAATCTACTATTATGGTGGCGTGTGGAAACCTGCCGACAACCTGAAGTGGCAGTCGGATGCTTTGTGCTCCAAACCCCAATTTCGTGAGAACCGAGAATGGTTCTTCTCGAAAGAAGCCAACGAGCGCACAGAAGCGAAAAACTTGTGCTACTCGTGCCCAGTTCGAGCTCAGTGTCTGCAGTGGGCGCTAGAGCATCGACAAATTTGGGGCATCTGGGGCGGCAAGGATGAAGTCGAAATCCGCAGAGCTCTCTCCGTGTCTTACAAAGGGGAGGAAACTAGAAGGCGTAGATTCCCTCACTGTCCCTATTGCAGTGCTCGTCCCTCTAAGTTAGAAACCAGTACTCAAGAACTTTCTGGTGGTGGTCGTTGGACTACCGCCAAGATTGTGACTTGCACCGTATGCCACTTCTCATGGCGTAGCAGGACCAGTGTCAACGCTGTCCATGCCTACCAGCTTGACCGCCAGCAGAGAGAAGAGAAGAAGCAGAAAGAGCGTGACCGCAAAGCCCGAATAAGGGCCAAGGAAAAGGCCCGAGCTAAGAAAACTAAGAAGTAATACTAGCTCCGGCTGCCTTTTCGCAGAAAACTAGGTTGCTCTGCATTCGTTCGTTGTCTGGCTCAAGTTCTACGGCGTTACGAGCGTACTCGGCGGCCTTTTCGTACTCTCCAAGGTTGTACGCAGCGATTGCAGCGTAGTCCCACGGTGCTGCACCCCATGATTCAGCCTCGCAAAGGTATTCCAAAGGCTTTTCTTTAATCTCCAAGGCGCTCTCGGCTGCGTCTAGACACTGACGCCATTCCTGACGACCGTAGTAGAGCTTTGCAAGGTCAACAAAAGGCTCCCTACGACCGGGGGCTTCGTCAACAGCCTTTCTAAACCAATGCTCTGCCTCGGCGGGCAGGGACTTACCAATAAACCGCATTGAGGCAGCACGCTCTGGCTTCCAATGGGCTGTAGGTAGTTCCAAGTGCCTCTTCAGCTCTGCTGCTGCTTCCATGTACTGACCGTAGAAGTAGAGCTCACGACCGTAATAGAAAGCGTTGCGGTCGTTGTAGGGGTCTTCCTTAACCGAAAGCGCAAGAAGCGGCAAGTACTGAGACCTGCTCTTAGTGTTGTCGGGGTGGTGATGGGTCTCTAGACCGTCAATCCAACCCTGCATCTCTTCAATGCCATATGAGTAGATGCACTCATGTACCGGATGCCGCCAACGGAAGCCTTTACGAGCATGAATGTGGTCGTAAGAAAATTCAAGCCCGGGCGTGCCATCTTCGTTCCACGACCAAATGTGCTTGTAACGAGGGCGGTTGATGCCCTTCTCCCAAGCTTCTTCTAGAACCTGTTTCCATCCGGGAGTGATGACTTCATCCATGTCAAGGGACACGCACATGTCGATGTCGAGAGGAAGTGCAGCGAGCGCCGCATTGCGTGCGTCGTCAAATCGCCAAGGACTAACCCGCACATCGACAACATTGATACCCAACTCACGAGCCTTCTCCACCGTCCCGTCTGTAGACCCAGTGTCAGCAATTAGCAGGTAATCCGCATCCTTTGCTGACTCGTACCAACGCTCAACAAACTGTAACTCGTTGAGTGCGATTGTGTAGATAGCAGCTTTCATCATTGTCTCCTATATCACGCTTGCCGTACTTGCGATGCCTGCCCAAGGTCAGCCAGAAACTTACCGTGAGGGGTGGCTATGTCTAGATGCTCTTCTTGAACTTGCATCAAAAATTTATAATCATTTTCGATGTGCTCTGGAATATCATTGTCTTCATAAAGTTGTTTGTATGTCTTGTCATTAACTTTAGAAACTCCCTTTGCAACAGAGAGCCAACTTTCAAGAAGGAAAATATCTCCTTCAAAATCCGTGTAACGGGGGAGCCTGTATTCCCAAGTCGAAAGAATAGACTTTAACCGAGGCGGAGTATTCGAATCTGACTGGTAGTGCTTCCAAAATTCAGTGTCTGTACGACCGCCCATGTAATGGAGATAGACAAAGTTGAAAATGCTGTCGTTGATTCGGCAAGAATAGTTATTGAACTCGTCAATACTCTTTTGATTTCTGTTCTTAACTAAAGCCATGTCTTTGAGAGCGTGCTTTAGTTGAAGAATAGTGGCCCAAATTGACGTAGCCTCAAGTGGCTCTATGAAACCACTTGAGAGACCTACGGCAAGGCAGTTCTTTGTCCATGGGGTCTTGTAGTACCCCGGGGAGAACTTGAAGGACTTCTCTCGGGGCCACACAGGCTCTTCACCTAAGAACTCGATAATTTCTGCCTTAGCCTCTTCATCAGTTAGATACTTTGAATCAAAGACATAGCCGCAGCCGTACCTGTGCTGCAGAGGAATCTTCCACGACCAGCCGTATTTCATGGCTGTTGACTCTGTGTAGGAAGCCAAGTTGTTGGGGTCAACTGGCAGAAAATACGGCATTGCTGAATCTACAGTTAGGTATTTGGAGTGGTCTTCCCACTCGCTCTCGTAAAGACCACCTATTAGTCTTTTCGCAAAGCCAGTACAGTCAATGAAGAAATCTCCCTCGATGCTCTCTCCAGACTCCAACTGAAGAGACTCAATCTCACCGCCTGAGTTAGTTGTCTCACCGACTACCTTCCCCTCGATACGGATGATTTCTCTTTCTTCCGTAGCCACTTTTTTGAAGAAGTCAGCTAGGGCAATTGCGTCAAAGTGAACCGCATAATTTGCATTGTAGAGATACTTGAAAATTGGGTCAGGAATGGCCTGACTCTCATACTCTGGGTGGAGATGGAATGGAACTTTATTCTGCTCACAGAGTCTGTCTATGTAGTTGTAGTCGGAAAATGATTTTCCAGTTGCTTCTCCATAAGCAAAGAGCATGGAAGTGTCAAAGAGATATTGGTGATTGTCAAAAGCGCTTAAGCCGACTTCCTCACTAGCAGCAAACCCGTGATAGTAATAATCACCGGCTCCTTGCCAGTTGACAAACTTGATTCCATTTTTGATAGTCGTGCTTGTTTCCTGAACCAACCGTGACAACGGTATTTGAACACTCTCTAGGAAATGCATAAACGGCGGAGTAGTTCCCTCTCCAGCACCTAAGACGCCAATTGAATCTGACTCAACCAGAGTGATTTCTGAGCTGGGAGATTTGTAGCGAAGATAGAGAGCAGAAATCCAACCCGCAGTCCCACCACCAACGACAACAAATTTGTACGGCTTTTTCTCTTCCATTGTCACATCGTCTTTCTTATCCAAAATTGGTAGTCATTGACTAAGACTTCCAATCTCTCCATATGAGTTAGATAGAAAGCATCAATAGCTGCCTTGGGCTCTTTCGAAACCCCGAGACCGGCGGACCACTGGTAGTCATCGAATGCAATAATCCCACCGGGTTTCAAGCAATCAAAAGAGTGAACGGCATCTCTCATAACAGAAGGAGCGGTGTGGTCTCCGTCTACATAGATAAAATCAAAAAACTGTTGATTGTTCTTGAAGAACCAGTCGCTGGTTCCCTTAAACTTGACAATTTTTCTTTCTTCACGAGCCTTCTGGGTTTTTGCATCGTAGACAGTCTCTACGGAACCCCAGTTCATCCCATGATGTACCGGCTCGTCTGAACCCTCCCAAGTGTCAACATCAATAAGAACAGAGTCGGGGTGCTTGAGAAGATTAAAATACATCCACAAGCTTGCATCCCCCGTGTAAGCACCAATTTGTAGAGCTCTAATTGGTGTGGAAGATAGTTCGCTCAGGTGGGCATGAAAATTTGCTTGCCCGTCGTTGGCGAACCAATTGGGGAGCTGGGTCATTATTTCTCTCCATCTGCAGTGGCAAGACCACTATAACAGTTGGCGGAGAGAAATGGGCTAAATAGCGCTAAGAGCCTTGTGAACTAGGTTCCCGACCATGGTAGCGGTATGAATGCTGCATTGGTATCGGTAGCCGTTTGTGGCAGCAGTTACCGGAACATTCCAATAAACCGTACCTGAGGTCTGCTCCTGAGCGTTGACATCCACGTTCACGGTTCCGTCTGTGTCAACGTGGATTAGGCCACTAGAGATGTTGGCGAACCCAGAACCAGTGTCTTCCTGAATCCTGAAGGGGTGGCTAGTAAGACCACTCAATTTAAAGGCGATTGTGGCCCCACCAAGGACATAAACGTCTGGGTTGTCTCCGCTGTAGTGACTGTTGAATTGATACCCATTAGTACCGTTAGGTGTCACGACGAGCTGAGCAATCGCAGGAAGAGCAGCTTCGTCATAGCCCTTGTTAGCGTTTGTAACCTCATCCAGACCCGTAAAAGTGGTAGTTCCTGCAGGACCTGCGGGGCCAGTGGGACCAGTCGGACCCGTAGGACCGTCTGCACCTGTGGGGCCAGTAACAGTCGAGTCCGCACCTTGAGCGCCTGTCGCACCCGTAGGACCCGTTGGTCCAGTAGGTCCTTCTGGTCCTGTTGGACCATCAGACGGTCCGGTGGGACCTGTCGCACCCGTAGGACCCGTTGGTCCACCAGATGGGCCTGTAGGTCCTGTAGCCCCGGTGGGGCCTAGGATTGAACCAATGCTGAGGAACTGAGAAGTGGTTGTGTCCCAGACGTACAGTTCGCCGTCCGCTTCTACAACGTAAGCGTCTCCAGCGACACCGCTACCGGGCAAATCCCCTGTTGTGGCAACTTCTCCCTTGAGGTTTACGGCAGTGCCATCTTCACCCTGAGGCCCGGTGGGACCAGTAGGTCCGTCAGCCCCTGTCGGACCCGCAGGTCCTGTGTCGCCTAGGGGACCTGTAGGACCGTCTGCGCCCGTGGGGCCTGTAGGCCCTGTTGGCCCCGTCGGACCACCACTTGGACCGGTGGGCCCAGTCTCTCCAATGGGACCAGTCGGACCAGTGACCGAGGGACCAGTCGGTCCCGTCGGCCCTAGGTCACCAATGGCAACAGCTTCCCAAGCGCTTGTACTGTTGTTATATCGTCTGACTACACTCATTAGTCGCCCGTCCTTGTCAGAGTAAATCCAGAAATACTGGCGTAGTAGTTAGAGCTACTGGCGTTTCTCGTAGCCATAGTAAATCTCACTGGGACAATGCTGTTTTGAGCTAGAGAAATTGAAGTAATCTCATCGAGAGCAGGACCAGCGGATGCGTTGTAACCATCAATAGTTCCAACATCTGTTCCATCAATAGATGCGGTGTAAATGCCACGGTCGCCAGCCTCATCGTGAATAAGGGTTAGCGTGTATGTTCCGGGGATGACAGACACATTCCACTCGATGTACTCATTTTGTGTTCCAGCACTCGCTACGGTTCCGCCAAAAGTATCTGCTGCATCAAAAGCGATAGTCCAAACACCGCTGTTTGCTGTATTTGGGTTGTGGAAAAAGACATTCTGCACTGGCTGGAAAACCCCATAGCTGCCCGCAACACTTGTGTCTACCCAGACAACATCCGTATTCGCTGGTGCGGTTGCTGAGACAACAATGCCATCGTCTCCTTGGGGCCCGGTAGGCCCAGTTGCCCCGAGCTGACCATCCGGCCCTGTAGGACCAGTTGCACCGGTAGGCCCTGTAGGACCGACAACAGTGCTGTCTGCACCTGTAGGACCAGTTGGTCCCGTTGGTCCAGTTGCCCCCGTTGGGCCAGTAGGCCCACCAGAAGGACCAGTGGGACCAGTAGGACCTGTAACTGTTGAATCTGCACCCGTTGGTCCAGTTGAACCCGTGGCACCGGTTGGTCCCGTTGGTCCGACAATCGGACCAGCGCTAGCCCACTCTTGGTTTAGGTCTGACCAGATGTAAAGGTCTTCTTGAACAATGTATCCGTCACCGATGTTCCCCAGCGGGTTGTCTGACTGAAGGAGTTGGAGAGTGGAGTATGTTCCAAGAATGTTTACGCCAGAACCCTGAGGACCAGTAATGCCTTGCTGGCCTTGAGGGCCAACAGGTCCAGTAGGCCCAGTTGGTCCTTCACCAATGTACGCAAGCTGGGACCATCCGTTGTCGTTGGTGTAGAAATAAACTTCTCCGGTGCTTGGCTTTACCCAGATGTGACCAACTTCCGGGAACCCCGGTTGAGTCTCTTGATAGAAAACAGTGTCTACGCCAGCTGTCTCATATACAAGAGACATGGAAAAGTACACATCTGGTGTGTTGGCCTCTACATAGACAACATCACCAGACTGAACACCAAAACGGAAAGTTTCATAGCTCTGACCAGCCTGAATAGTTAGATTGGCAGCGAGATAGACACGACTCGATTCATCAACGGTGTTTACCGGCTGAACGTAGATAGTGGTGGCAGCCTCCGCAAATTCGGTGTTAGAAGCAATGACAGAGGCCACACCCGTGGTAGTAACTGCAGGCAGAGCAGTAGGCGTGTTGGCTAGGGGGTTAGCAGCCCCAATACGAGTTACAGCCATTAGACAGCCACCGTCACTTTCCTAGGAAATCTATTATCTAGTTTACTACACATCATCTATACCCAACCCTGACTTTATGCTACTTCACTTAGGGAAAATGGTCTTTGACCAGCCATTGGCAGGTAAGCAATCCTATTTGGTCCGCCGTACACGCTGTTTGTGGTGGAGTAGTCATCGCTGAGGCCCGTGGTGTGCAGGATAGTCTTAGAATTTCCCTGCATCCAGCCAACAACCTGAGCAGGTGTCCAGTCCCTGTGAGCTTGGAAAAGCAGGGCACACATTCCGGCTACCTGAGGAGTAGCCATGGAAGTCCCGGAAAGAACCTGCTGGTAATACCCATTGTCTAAGTAGTAAGGATTGCTGGCAGAATCTGCATTGGTAATGCTGTAAGCACTAATAATTCTGTCCCCAGCGGCATAAATATTTACTCCGGGGCCAGCATCGCTGTAAACAGACTTTGCCTCCACACCACCGATGAAGTTTGTGCCAAATGAGCCAACCTCAAATCCAGAAGAGCCGTTAACGGAAGGAGAGGCACCTCTGTGGTAGTAGAAGTTTGACAGACCGGTGGCTGTCACGTAGTTATCGTAATCAACTCCACCGGACACATCGTGCTTCAGACCGCCATTGCCAGCAGCGTTGCACACAACAATTCCAGCACTAATCATTGAGGCAATATCAGCATCTACTGAGGCGACTCTCTGATTGAAAACAAAAAGTGTTGTATCAACTTGTTGACCAGTTAAACCCTTAGCAGTGTCCTTTGTTGTATCGCTATGCGGTACACCTTGATAGGAACCACCTGTTACCGGATAGTAAGTGACTTCGTTGTAAGTAAGTTCGTCGGTCGCTTCATCCCAGTAGATGATGTACGACCAACTATTCACAACAACCGTGGGGTTTCCATTGGTTTTATTGTTGTGCCACCCAAGGATGCAGTCAAAAGCGTCTGCAGCGCTCATGCCTCCTACAGGGTCTGACGCACCCTCAAGGCCAGCCAACTTAATGACATAAATATTGGCATTCTTTGCCCAGCCGAAAGTTTTGCCTGCCACTGTTCCGGCAACATGAGTTCCGTGTCCGTCGTAGTCAACGTAGAACCCTGCTGGCATTGAACCAGAAACGCCACTGGCGGTATACCAATCAATTTGCTGAATCCTGCTGTTACCTTCAGCATCTTCGAACTCGGGGTGGTCAGCTTGAATTCCGCTGTCAACAATTACGACATCTACTCCCGTGCCGTCTAGAACATAATCATAAGTTCCACCGGGGTCAGAAGTGGAAGTCCCAAAAACATTCGTCGCATTAATGTGACGCAGCAGGCCCCAGTTCTGCTTTTCTCCGGTCTGGGTTGTTAGCTTGTTGAAATTTCCGTCTAGAAAAGCACGCTTTCGCACGGGGATTTCGGAGACATTCTCTACAGCCTCTACACGAGGGTCCTGACGAAGAGCCTCGGCTTCAGCATCAGTAAGAAAGTAAGAAGTGTTGCGAGGATTGTTTGTACGCTCGTTAGCTACTTCCACTGACCTGTCGGGGATTGTGTCAGGAGTTGGCGCATCAGTGAGCAGGTCGTCCCAGATGGAATCTGTGATATCCATGTCTGGTGCGGTAACTGTGTACTCCCGCAACTCGTCAGACATTACTGGACCACCGCTCGGTCGGTCACCCTCCGCCAGTCAGTACCGTCATAAAAAGCAAGAACTGGTCCGCCAGTTTCATCTGTGCAGTAGACGATAGAACCCGCACTTGATACCAAGGTTGACAGCTCAAGGACTGTCTTACTGACCAGCTTCATCGGAGCATCGTTGATGATTTCATCAACTGGGTCCAGCGTGATGGTTGTAGGTGATGTGAGGGTGTAGGTACCGGTCAAACTAGACGGAGCGTTGATTGAACCCGTCTCGACTGCCGTTACCGTAAGAACCTCTGTACTGGCGTTGTACACAATTCCAGAGTTTGTTTTACCACCAATGGTTCCGGTGGCGTCCTCATAAAGACCAACAAAGGTTGTTGTATCTGTTGTGTTGGCAACGTCAATTGCACCGCCACCCGGGCCTGTTGGTCCTGTGGCTCCAGTTGGTCCTGTTGGTCCTCCAGAAGGTCCAGTGGGCCCGGTGGGTCCGGTGGGACCGGTTACTTCAGGACCGGTTGGTCCCGTGTCACCGATGGGACCTGTAGGTCCAGTCGGTCCAGTAGCTCCGTCCCCAGTTCCGGTACCAACAAGCTCCCATTCGCTACCTGTCAGAACCTCAAGGGCGCTGTACTCGGTATTGAAGCGGACATAGCCAACCTCGGCATCAGAGCGTCGGTCTGCAGTATCCCCGATGTCTAAGTAAAGAGTGTTGTCTACGCCACGAATAACTTTGTTTGTAAACGTAAGAGACAAATCTCCTTGACCAATTGCATCGTCTTGGAGAAGACCATAAGCGCTAAAAGACACCGTAGCCTGAGAAGACCTAACAAATAGACCGTCACCCGGGTTTACAGCAAATCTAAAAGTCTCAAAACTTTGCCCGAAACCGATGTCTAGATTATTTGCAAGGTAAACGTAGGAACCTTCTGTTGACGCTCCTGAGGGAACAATGAAAATGGCTACTCTAGGAATTGGGGTTGCCGAAGGTGAGATGTTGGTGACAACCACGGACACCAAATAGCTGTCCGTAAATGTAACCATGCCTGTATCGACATTTGCTTGTGGCCTTGCCGCAGCAAGTCTTTGAATAGCCATCTGCGCCTCTCCTTACGCCTGAGCCTCGCCCCATGACAGTTTCGCTGAGGCCAATGTTTCTTGACCGGTCAGACGAGCAACCGCCACGGTGAGGATGTCGGGCCCGTCCGGGAACACCGAGTCACCTCCGAGGATGGAGTTTGAGAGCTCAAACAAGTCGCTCACATCAACGTTAGTTGACTGCTCAACACCGTTGTTACCAGATGCCTTGAAGTTATACACCTGAATACCACCGGAAATGGTGTCATTTGATGTGTGCTCCACGACTTGAACCAGCGATGGTGATTCTACAGCGATGAAGTTCAAGTTATTGAGTCGTCCATTCAGAAGAATCTTCACATCAATCAACTCGTTGGTCTGAACACCAACTTCCTGCAGACGCAACTGCATTCGGTTAATAACGTCTCGGTCACCCAATGCACCCGTCAAACCTTCTGAAACCGAGGGGCTCAGTCGGATAGAGATGAGTGGCTGGTAGTTAGTACCAGACGTATTGTTCAACGAACCTTGCGGAGACAACTTGTAAGTGGACTGCGAGTTTCCACTGTTGTAGAAGTTGATAATGTTCCGCTGGAAGAACGAGTTCTGCGGGTTGCTGATGGTGCTGGAACTACGTTGGTAGCTGTATTGGTAGTACCTAAATGTGTTGGCATCAACAATCTGAGACACTCGGACTACCCCAGAGTAAGCAAGGTAGTTCGTGTATTGAGGGCTAATACGAATGAACACGTAATCATTTACTTGTAGATTGTGGCTGCCATTCGTGTCAACAGTTACCAAGTAGTTTGACTTTGAGATGCTAGTGATGGGAACTTCACTTCTCGTAGCATCAGCTTCGGTGAACGCCAGAGCAATGTTGTTATCATCAACAGTTTTGATGTAGTACGTGGTTTCGTTGATTAGGTAGTCATACGGATAGTAAGACCCTACGTACTGGGTTCGTGGGTTTTGGTTGTTGTTCTGAGGCAGACCGTTTGAACCAAGTCCCAAGAACTGAACAGCATCTCCATCAGAGAAACCATGTGACGGAATGTTGATAACATCAGTGATGTTGCTCAGAGCATTTGAACCAAATGTCTTAGAGGTCGTACCACCAATGTTAAGAGTCTGGCTTGACTTGGTGAACAAGTACGCCTTGTCGTCGTCAAACTCACCGTCCATGATGACCGAAGTACCCCAGTGGAACAGCGACGGGATGTATGTCGGGTTCGCAAAGGTTGTGACTTCGTAACGAGCTGGCAAGTTACCAGAGCGGAAGTAGGACTCAAACAACTGGTTGTTGTGAGTGAACTCGTGTACGTACTTAACTTGACCTTCGACGGTCTTGAAGCCGAATCGAATTTTACCGGCACCGTACCACGAGTAGTCCATGTAAACCATCTGAATCTTGGACAGGTCAAGGTTGTAGCCAGTAGGACCAGTTCCGTTACAGGGGTCCAAACTCCAATCTTCCTGAGGAATCTTGGTGTCAACAGTCAACGTACCAATAATGCCCGTCTTAGCAGGAGTAAACGAGTGGACTGTTGTTGTCCCCTGCGAAGAAAGGTTTACGGTAGTTCCGGCGTCTGGGCTTGCCTTCAGCTTAAAGGTGTTGCTTGTCAGAACCTCAACGTAGTAAGTACGTCCGTTTACCAAACCACCAACCGGCTCACCATCAATTGAGTTGTAGACCACAGGAAGGTCTTGGGTGTACCCGTGGCTCAGGATGGTGAAGGTATCTGTGGTCGTATTTACAACAGTGCTTGGGTCAAATTCACGTTCTGTACCAGAAGCACCCTTGTATTCGGGCTTAATCGTAAGACGGTCATTTGACTCAATGTCAGCAATGCGATATGACTGACCACGAAGGACGATGTAGTCGCCAACATTCAGCTGCGTCTCGAACGCCGTGTTGGTGCCAAATACCTTCTCGGAACCCTGCAGGCAGGCGAACGTTCCGGCAATCTGCTGAGTCGAAGAACGACGAACTGCGTAGAGCTTCTGACCGTCGAACTCGTAGAACATACCGTTCTGGAAGTCGAACATACCGGAACGAATAGCACCGTTTGTCCAAGCGTCAACGTGGAGTCTCGGGTATCCGTAGACGACCGGCTCAACAATAGGTTGCTGGGAAATAACAGTGAGGTTGAACGAGTCAATCACGGTTACTTGGAAGTTTCCGTTGTAGACGGGGCTGTCTACGCCGTACTGGTCCTTGGCGTCGTCAACTCGAATAAACAGACCGTTGATGAGACCGTGCGGGCGTCGGGTACGAATCTGAACAACGTTCGAGGTTCCAACTCGGTACATTGTTTCGATGTCAATGCTGGGCTTGAAGTTCACAGCAGCCGAAGTCTGGATACCCTTACCGGACTGGTAACGGAAGTACTTACGGGTCTGACGAACAATCGACCCGTACCAAGTATCAGCACCGGTAGACATTTCAACACCACCGTCGAACGGGCGGTGTAGTGAGTACCCCTGAGGACGCACGTATACGAAGGTCGGGTACGAGTAGGAAACATTCTCGTAAGCCGTCGTGTATGGGCGACTTACGGTGACCTGCTCATCCGAACCGATAGCTGCAATCTCACGAATGATAGGAGCAGACGGCGTAACGTGGTTGAGGTACAACTGGCTACCAGAACCTTGAGTAGCAAGGTCAATGGCATTTGTGTTAGCCAACGCATCTTCATAGCTCGGGTGTAGTGTCACAAGGTTGCTACTTGTGTTGTTCACATTGCCTGTGACACCAGCGTTAGAGATGTTTGCTCCATTTGAGTTAAACTCAAATGTGGTGGACGATGGCACCGCAATAATTGTGTGCGTTCCGTTGAACACCTCTGGGCTTACACCAGTAATGCTGTCAATTGTTACAACGTTACCGGGCTGCAAGTTGTGAGCAGCGCTTGTTGTAATTCTGACAACATTGCTTGTTCGATAACGAGCAGTAATTGCTCGAACAGCAGCATCCTCAATGCGACGAACATAGTAGTAACGGTCGTTGATGAGTGGTGCTGGAGCAACACCATCTGGACCTTCTGGGTCTACTACACCGCCCCAGTCTTGGTTCTCGACACCAAGGGTGAAGCTTTCAGATGCCGTGTAACGGATTTCCTGACCAGTGGCGTATGTAAGAACATACGTACCCTCAAAGTCCTCAGCGTCATCACTGCTAAGCCCAGAGATGGTGACTGTATCTCCAATTGAGTACCCGTGGGTCTCGCTTGTGTAGATGTATCGAGTTGTTCCAGAGCTCTGGATTCTTGAGATACCGACACGACGACCACCGGAGCCAGCATTGAACAGCACGGACTCACCCGTCACAAACGGATGGTTAGCAGCAAGAATCTCGTCAGCTGAATCATCAACATCTGATGCTTCAAAGTATGACTTCAACTCAATGTCTGGCGGGAAGAGGCGGAATACATCGCCAACCTTCAGAATCTTGGAGAAGGTGGTACCTGAACCGTTCACCAACACCGAATCAACTTCGGTACTTACGGTACCGGTACCAGTAATCTGACCGTTGATTTGGGCTGAAGTAAATAGATGCTCGGTTCCTGCTCCAATTGTTAGAATATGGAGAGGGATGCCAGAAGCAGCGTTTTCCGCTGTGTCAGCAATTTTGATGAAGTCCTTGTTGACAGCAATTGCGTAGTACACCGTGTCAGCAGTTAGACCACCAAGAGCAGTCCCCCCATTGGGGCTGTATGTAACCTTGGTTCCAGTCAAGAACCCGTGAGAAGGAATCTTGATGACGTTTTGCTCTAGGTCAACCGTGAACTGCGGGTCAAAGGTCTTGACAATTTCAGGAACTGAACCGTTAGCAGTTACTTCGAATGTTGTAGAGCTTGGAACATTACTAATGGTGTATGTGCCATCAGGAGTTCTAATCAAGGACTTCAACGTGTGGTTGCCAGTCGGGGTTGTAGCTGTTGTCAAATCAATAGCAACACCGTTGTTTGCGTTGGATACAGATGTAGCCAGCTGCAAAGTGTTTCCATCAATGGGAACCACATAATACGGAGTAGCTGTAGTCAAACCGCCGATTGCAGTTCCGCCACCAGTGTCGTACTCGACAAGTTCTGCAAGTGAGAATCCGTGGTTTGGAATGGTGATTGTGTCATTCTCGTAATCAACTGACTTGTTGATAATAGAGTGGTTGCCAACACCAACACCCTGAATGTCAGCGATGTTGACAAAACTTGGGTCCTCAGACAAGCGAATTGTATTGTCGTCAACCTTTTGGACGTAGTACGTGTCACGGTTGTTAAGACCCGGGATTGCGGTGTCAGTGACCATAATGCCGTTGTAGCCATCAGTCGATGTCTCTACAAGGTCGGCGTATGAAGTGATGTTATATCCAGAGCTGTTGTAGCTATTGAGTCGAATTGTCCCGCTAGATGCTGCAAGGGGGACTCGCTCTAGCTGACAAACTCCTGTTACCGAAGCAGCAGCAATTGTTCCGTCGCCACCAAGCGGGTCAACAAATTGAATTCTGTTGGTAGCAGGTACAGCTGTAATCACATGAGTTCCGTTGAAGGACTCGATGTTGGTTCCAGTCATATTCGAAATGACTACCGTGTCGCCCGGTTGGAAGTTGTGCGTTGTGTTCAAAGTTACATCGCACAGGAACGAAGTCCTACTTCTGTTTGTAACATTGAACTGCGTAACGTTGGTCTGAGTGGGCCTTGTCAACGTGAAATGGGTGTCATCAACAGCACTGATTACGTCAAATGTTCCGTTGAAAACTCCAGTGTTGTTGCCAGACATACCACTGATGTTGACAGTCATTCCAGAATCAAAACCGTGCTCGAACTGGGTTTCAATTTGAATAATGTTGTGAGAAAGCATTTCTCGACCAGCAACAGCAAAGGTGTATTGCGGCTCGTCAAAGGCACGAATCTGTCGGCTAGCCCAAACGGTTCCGTCGATGTTCTGCTGAGCGATGGTGCCCGTATTGGGGCTAATCCACTCAACTTCACGGGCGCTCGGGACAGCAGTAATCTGCCATTCGCCATTAAACTCTTCTGGCTGCGAACCGGTACAGTTCGAGATGCGAAGCCATTCGCCAACCTGCATACCGTGGTTGGCATCTAGGTACATCCTCACAACATTCCCAGTACGACGACGCCACGTAATTCCAGTGTTGAAAACATCGTCAAGGAAGTACGCACGACGGATGCGACCAGAGACAACCCCAGCCGCCTCGTTCGTAGTGGTGAGGCTGTTTCCTGTATCTACGTCGTAGTAGAACTCAGTAGCATTACTGGTTCCAGCAACAATCCAATCCCCGTTGAACTCGGCTTCGTTACCGTCACCGTCATCAAAGTTGAATACTCGAACACGGTAGTTGGTGCTAAGGCGATGAGGATTGTCTGTGGTGATGTAGCGACGAGTACCCTCGCTTCGTCGGTTGATGATGTTGCATTCCCCAGACCACAGTTTGTCAGATTGGTCAGTAAAGTCACGCATGTTAAACCATGCGTCTCCGCCATCACTCCAACCATGCTTTTCAGCAAAGTTGATGTAGATATCGTTGTATTGACCTGTATTGCCGGTGGCATCGCCAAATCGAATGCTTTCGATTTCTTTAGATACTGGAACGTCTAGCTCAGCGTAAAGCTCGTCAGCATCAATAACTTGACTGACGTAGAACTGACGGTTGAACACATCACGGAAGCGGTCTTCCATGCTGTTGACCGTGATGCGGTCGCCAACTATACGGTCGTGGTTGTAGTCAAGATTGAAGTAAATACGAGTTCTGCGGTCAAGACGACGGCTTTCTACATAGCCACCACGCTTTGACACAAATCCGCTGACATCAAGCTCTTCGGCTTGGGTGAGGCTTGCGAAGTCATTGCGGTAACGCAAGCGGGTGCGGGCACCATTAATGCCAGTCTCGATGTTGTCAATTCGACCAAAGCCCACCACCGTGGCATATACATCAGTGGGAAGCTGGAAGTAGGGGAACGTGATGTTCTCATCTTCGCCAATGGGAGATGAGCCAGCTGTCCAGTAAAAACCGTACTCGCTGCTTATATCGCCCAGAGCCCCGGGGTTCCAATCAGCAGACTTGAACCACTCGCCGTTGAAGTACCCACCGTAGTTCTCATCCGGGATTCCCTCAATCTTGATGAGATACCCATTGGCGTGGTAGTGCGGACGGTCGCAGTAGATGTAGCGGTTACGACCGGAGGACTGAATTCCACGAATCTTTACTCGGCGCTCGCCAAGGAAGTACTCATAGTCAAGGTCACGCTGCATGACTGCGCCCTCAGGGCCATCCGTAGCGTTCTGTGTAAAGCTTTCCTCTGCTGTATAGGAGAACTCGTTAGCAGACTGAATACCAGTAACCCGCCAGAACCCATTCCAACGACGGTCAATAGCAACACTTGTTGCTGGGAGACCGCTGACCTCAACAAACATTTGGTTTTGGAGACCGTGATTGGCGCTTGTTGTGATGTAGCGAGTTGTTCCGGACGAACGGAAACTTGTAATTTCCAACTGCGGGAAGAGAGCACGCTCTGATGGACGCTCAACGTTGTCAAACAGCAAGAACTGGTTGCCGTCAAACCCACCGTCTGTGTCGATATCTACATACTTGTAAACACCGCTTGAGTAGAGACGCTGAATCTCGTAGTCACGAGATTTGGCGTACTGAACCGTTTGACCGGTAACAAATCCGTGGCTTGGGATGTAGATGCTGTCTTCAAATTCGTTTACAACGGTAAAGACGAAGCTGTGGCCCCGACCCTCACCAAGGGCAGTCAAGTCAAGAACTGGTCCATCAAGGGACTGGCTAAGAGTGAATCGGTTAGCGTCAATTACTTCCTTGACATAGTAAGTAGCGTTGTCCTGCAGGGGGACAATCGGGTCCTGCTCATCTGTTCGATAGCGAACAGGCTGGTTAGCCAAGAACCCATGATTAGGAATAGTAAAGCTATTTGTGTCAAGGTTAACGATGACATCGTTAAATCCTTCTGATGTTGCTGAAGAAGCAGCAGTCAGATTGACAGTCGTGTAGTCGGGGTCCGGAGTTGTGCTGATACGGAATGAATAGTCATCCACAACGTCGATGTAGTAGACCGAAGACTCATTCAGAGTGGAAACTGGTGTTCCCTCGTAGAAGTAGTTGACGGCTTTACCAGCAAAGAACCCGTGGGGGCT